ACACGAACTGCACCTAGCTTAATTGTTCTAGGTTCCCACTTACCGTCTAACCATAGCTGTCGCTTTTGCCTGTCAACTGGCCCGTTACCATTAAGATCACCACGCATCCAAGCTTGTACAGCCATAAATGTAACAGCAGATCCTATAGCCAATCGGCCTGTTTGTAAGGCACGTGCATTAGCTAGCTCTTCAGCAGTAAAGATACCATACTTAGATACACTTCTTAGATCGTTAGGATTAGCAAATGCTATATCGTTAAACTCTTTAACTAAAAAGTTAAAACCGGGTGTATACTTACCTGTAAGAGCAAGACCATTAACACCAGTTCTAGCAAACAAAAAGAAAGGTTTGGCTAATGGTGTAGCTGAAAATACATCGTTTAGACCTTTTGCAAAGCCTGTAAGTTCTTGTGTAAGTGTTACTTCTTTACGTGCAAACTTTGTAGCTTCATCAACAATGTTACCTTGTGCATCAAATATTTGTGAGTAAAAGTCGTCTTCATACGCCTTCATTAATTCTGGTGTAATCTTTGGTGTTTTATAGCCACCTTCTTGTAACTCCAAAACTCTACGCATAGCTTTTTCACGCATCTTAGCACGACCCATGATATAACCAAACGCATCGTCAGTTGCAGCCATAATCTTTGTAGAGTATGTCAAAAAGTTACTGTTATTCATCTGACGTGCAGTGTTAGCTATACGAAACGCTGCTGTTTCTCCGGGTGTAGCTCTGCCACTATCTTCTGCCCAACGACGTAGTATCTCCCAGTTGTCGTCTGCCTGTGTAAACTCGACAAAACGTGTTTTTATCTGTCTAATATCTCCTTTCCAGTATGAGTTTAGTTTACTTCTAAATAAAGTAAAAGACTCTGGTATAGATTCTATCATGCCATTTACTGATGCAAGACTTGCTCTTACGTTATTTACATTACCATCAAACGGTAGTCTTAGGATTGCACCTAGACTCTGTGCAAGTGGTCGTAGGAATGTTGCAGTAGATGTACCCATGATAGCACGAATAGGTGTCTTGGGGCCAGATAGTATACTGTGTGACATTACACCTTCTAGCTCACGAATCATAGAACCTGTACGGTTTGCGCCACCTTCTTCGAGTGCACCACCAAGAATAGTCTTTCTTGCCCAATTATCAAAGTCATCTAATGTATTAACATTCTCCATCATAGAGAACGCTTCATACAAAGCATTTAACATATTATCATCTTGGTCATTTTTAGCAATCTTAAGAACTGACATTATAGAATCTTTTGCCTCTTGCATTGAGGCTTTTGTAGCTTCTTCTACTGTTTTCTTGCTTTTCTTACCGAGACCTAATTCTCTAAATGAGTCTGATTTTACAAATCTAGCTTTCTTTGTTTCATACAAAGCAGTAAGCATAGTATCTACAAGCTGTTTAGCTGGGCCATCAATGTCTTGTATATCTACAATATCTGCGATTTCTCGACCAGCTACACCTAAATCACGTACCTGTTTAAGAAGCGAACCTATTACGAGGTCAGCGATAACTACATTTTTAGATGTCCATACGTCGATACCATCAACTGTATCTGGTCTAGCTTCTAGTAGTTCTTTAAGATATTGTTGTGGTGACATTTCTAAAGCATTTCTGCCTTGAGTTATACGTTGATGTCCTTCTATAGCTTCTCTAAATTTAGCAGCCAGTGCTTTTCTATCACCTTTAGCTGATGCTAGCTCCTTCGCAAACTTCTCGCTACTCATCAAACCTTTCATGATTCTTTCGACCGTAGCGTCGTCTGTACCACCTTCTAAGGCTATCCTTTCTCTTTCTACGGGTGTTGTGACACTACCAGTAGAACCCTCCTCTGAGCCCCATTGAGTACGTGTTTTTGACAACTGTTCTCTGGCTGTTTGTGGATCTACTTCTGATATATGTGCTCCTTGATGTGGTTGAGATATAGGTGCATTTTTATCTGCTCTAAACTCTTCTTCACCTTTACGAAGCTGTGCTATACCAGCCTGCACTGTTTGATTTTCTAAGCTTTTATTACGTTTAGTTATCTGTTCAATAACTTTGTCGCTACCTTTTTTTAGTGTGTATGCAAACCCGTCAAAGACTAGACCTATGCCCATACCTTCGACAATATTTTTGAGTTTCATTACAACTGGGTGGTCAGTATCTTTGGTAGATATTGGTGTATCTATCCAACCATACCTGTCACGTAATGCACCCAAAGCGTTTTGCTCGTCTGATTCTTTAGATATAAGGTCAGACACAGCACCTACGGCAGCACCTCTGACTAAGTTCCCTTTAGTTAGTGCAAGTAAACCAGCTGGTATTGTGACGACTCCGGTAGCTGCGGCAGCCTTAGCTGCTGCAACTGTACCAAGTGCAAGTGTACCAAAATGTACCAAACCACGTAGCTGTTTACCCCACCATGTTTTTGTTTCGATTGGGTTATCGTACCCACCGAACGGACTCCAGTCTGGTCTGTATGTACCAGTCTCTCGTCGTTGTTCTTGCATTTCTCCAGACAACGCATCTACTGTACGCTCTGGAAACGTAGCGATAGATGATGCTGTATCTTGAAGTCCACCAGACAATATAGATTGTCCCTCTTTTATGAGTGCCTTAGCACCCCAGTTTTCTTCATTTCTAGGGTCGTCTTGTACTTCTTGAGCAACCCTTTCATTTGTTTCTAACTGTGCCTGTGCAGCTTCTCGTGCATCCTCTCTTCGCTCGTACTCATCTGTAGCCTGTTCTGCTAGATCCGCTAAGTAATCAGCGTATTCTTCATCAACTTCGGCTTCAATGTTCGAGTAGTTTGAGTCTGTCATCTTCTACTTTTTCGTTGTTTAGCTCTGTTTCTTTCATAGTTTGCTATTTCACTCTCTATACCTAAGACTACGCCAGCTGTAAGATTATGAAACTGGTTCATAGGCATCTGTCGTAAATTAGGAAACAAATTTAAAACAGCATTTTGTTCTGCTGGAGTTAACGGAACTAACCTGTCCCATCTACCAGCACCTTTTTTGGCTTCTATGATAGCACCTCTTATGCTATTCGTTCTATTAGCTCTTTGTCGTATAAGTTCTAATACTAAGAAACTTTGTGCTTCTTCGTTAAATTGTGTATCAAGATAACTAGGAGGTAAAAACTGTACTGCATCTCTTAGTTCCTGTGCACTGAATCCGTAGATTCCAAAGTTACTAGCACCTCTGTTAGCAAATGTTAAAACTTGTCCAACAGTAAGCTCATCAGCATTTGTTTTTCTTGGCCCTGTAGCTGAGTCAAAAGTACCCGGCTGATTGCCTGTCTGAAATCCTTTTAAAATCTTTTGTGACTTTTCTGGATCTTGTAAAGCGTTATAAGTTTTAGTAAGGTGTGGTTTAACTTCTAGAGTATTAAGCTCGTCGGCAGTAAGATCATACTGTGGATCTACAAGTACACCATTTTTATTTACAAAAGGCATCTGTTTAATAAGACCTTGGTCAGTTAATCCACCTGTTGCATTTAATCTATTGTATGCGTACTGCCTAGCACTTAGTTTTGTGCCTCTAACTACACCATTAAAATATTCTGGAAACGCATATATTTCTCGATTTATTAAGTGTCTCTTATAGTCAGACAAAGCTTGTTTTTCATACAAAGATACAAACTCACCTTGATATTGTGTTTTACCTATGTCAGACTGTAACATTTTAGCATCTGCTATTATATCAATCGGAGTTGCTCTTTCTCCTCTGCGTTCTTCTATCGCGGCTCCTGTATACTGACCGGCAAGTAACCCAGCTTTTATATCGTCATATACATTCTTTACAGCTGTATCAAAGTCGACTCCACCTTTTGTTAGTTTCTGTACTTCAAAAGCAAGCGCACCTTGAGCTCTTTCTACTTCTCTTTGGTTGAATGGCGAGAACAACTCTTTACCTATCTGTGTTACGTAAGAGTTCTTTAGATCATCGTTGAATATCCGTAGAGGATCTCCTTGACCAGCTCTACCATACTCACCACCATTTGTAATACCACGACTACTTACCTGTAAACTTCTGACATCTATGTTAGGATACTTAGCATCTAGCTCTAGTAGTTTCTTTTCTAAGATAGGGTCAGGTATGCCGTTAGGAAACTCTGCATCTAGCTCATCGAGCTCAGTCTGTGCTATAGATTTTGAAGCTCTTATACGTCTGTCCTCTACTAAAGCTAGCTTATCCTTTGTGTTGATTATAAGTGAGTTATTAGCATCTTTATCTTTAAAGTTACCTTCTGCGTATGTAGTAAATTTACCAGTTGCTGTATGTTGATATAAAGCATCGTCAAAAAGATAATCAAGATGGTGTATTTTTAGTCTGGCTTGCTCTTGACCTATTTCTTCAGCAACCTCTGCAAATAAATAGTTTACAGCTTCTCTTTTAGTAAAGTTGGGACGAGTCGCCATAATAGTTTGAACAAGAGTCTCTACATCAACAACTGTATCTGAACCTTGTTTGTAAGGAGCAAGTGTATCAACAATGATGTTTCTTAGTTTTTTATCTCTGTTAGCTTCGTAGTTTCTATCAGCTCTAGCTTTCCAGCTTTGTATATTATTTTCTCTTCTTTGCTTTATGTCAGGATATATAGTGTAATAAAATGCTTTTCTAAACTCTCTGCTATTTGTATCAATACCAAGTTGTTGAGCTCGATCTAGCATAGCTGTAATCATAAGTTCATCAGCAGCATTATGTAACTTTATGAACTCTTGTGAGTCCGTAGTATCTTTACCACCGTTTTCATTAATAAACTGTGTTCTTCCACCGTAGTAGTAATCATTAAAATTTCTAAAAAACTGTTTAATGCCAATACCTTGTGGTGTTTCCGCAGCTAAACTTCTTATGAGATCACCAGCGTCTTCATTACCTCTAATATAATCCTGTGCTACCTCATTGTTAAATAAAGCCTGTTGTAAGTTAAGATTACCTTCAGCATCACGAAGCGTAGCACTTGAATTTTTATCTAAAAAATCCATGGCTTCTTTAATAAGCTCTTGTGCTTCTTGTCTTTGCTGATATACTCGTATAGCTTGACCAGCTGACTGAGAGAAACTTGCCAAAGCCTGTAAATTCTGTAAAGGTGTTTCTGCAATAGTTTTTTGTATTTGAGCCATCTCGTCATAGAATCGACGAGTGTCTTCTTGGTTTCTAGTAATTTGATTATTGACCTCAT